GATGCTAACTTATCTACATAAGCCTTTCGTATAGCATATCCGCAATCTTTCATTAAGCTTCTGTTTCCTCTTTTACTTCCTCAGGATTTTGTTCTTGAGCAAGTTTTGATAAGAACTGAGTTAAAGGTAAACCATACTTAGTTGGCAATTCTTGGATGAATGCGTCTAATTGTTTTACCTGCTCTTCGTTTAGTGTAATTGTCATGGTATTGATTTTGTACAAATTTAACGAAATATATTTATATCTTAAATTCTTTAATCTTGAATATAAGTTGACTATACCTCTTATCGAAAGAGGTCATCAAAAATGGTCTAGTTGCCTGATTAGTAAACTTTTTAGGGCTTTGTACTATATATTGTCTTGCAAATTTACTTTGCTCACTAGGAGTTATGTTAATAAGTGAAGGTAAATTTATGTTATGCCTAGTACCAAATTCAACATAAGGAGCATATTTAACAGATTTATTACCAGCACTAACATAAGCTGTGCCTGTTTTATCTGTCTTTCTATGTGTTATACTTCTTTGTAATGCACCTGTTTTTACCTTTACCTCAGCTTTAGCATCTTGTTGTATATTAACAACAGTTTGATTTATAGCCTCTGCAATATGCTTTTCTAGTCTTTCTGAAGCATTAGAAAACTTTGCTCTTAGAGTATCTAAGCCAGTAATACCCATTGAAAATGCAGCCATTATTTCATTGTTGAGCAGCTAATCATAAAATACTTATTACGATCATATTCGTTTATAACTGAATTGATTAAGTATAAGTTATTTTTAAATGATATAACTAATTTATTATCAAATACTTTTGAAGTAGTGTATCTTATTCTAAATGTAATATCATTATTAATAGAATCTTTTTCTACCAAATTAGTCTTGCTTTCGCTATCTCTAGCTATTTCAGCCCAACAAGTATAATAATCTACAAGTGTGTTTACAAAACCACCTGCACTATCTGATACGCTAGTCTTACTTTTAAAAGTAATCCTATTCATTAATCTTCCTATCATTAGATAATAACGTTTATGCGTTTAAATGGCTTCATAAGCTCGTATGCGGTCATCAAATTAGCAGAAGGCTTAGTTGCCTCAACTGAAGACTCTCTGTACTCATATAGGTCTGAAACCATCTTTAAAAGGGCAGTCTTCATTGTCTGAGGAGTTGTAGTATAACCGCAAGTATAAGTGAACCTAAATTCGTTATCGAAAATGCTAGTCATGTAGACCTTTTTGGTGGTTTCACCAAGCACCTGGTAATCACCAACAGACATTGCTACCCAATTTGTGCTATCCCAGTATTCTACTGCTGATATTGTGTTTGTAGGAACATAAGGTAACTCTATAAAGCTATCTACATAAGCTACAACTCTTAATGTTCTAGGAGTCATTGCAACTCCTGCATATTGCTCAAGTCTTGTTTGAGCTGTATTGATTAAAGATGTAATCAAACTATCATCTTCGCTGTAATCTACTCTAAGGTAATTCTTAGCTTCCGCTAAAGTTACGACTGTGGCTGTAGGTGCTACTGTGGTCGTTATATCTCTTACTATTTGCATTATGCCATTGTTTTTACAAAAATAACTAAAATATAGCGGACATAAAAAAGGAGGCAGTTTGCGGCTGCCCCCTTGTATTTTAGTTTAATCTAGGATTAAGCTACGTTACCGAAATCACCATATACAAACGCATTGTTGTAATAGATAGGGAATGCAATACGAGCTTCAACTCTTACAGTAATCAAGTTCTTTTGGAAGTTATCGCTATCCATTTCAGAGAACTGAACAGAAATACCTTGATTTTGCATGATTTGAGCACCCATTGACCAGTCACCTACTAAGAACTTATCAGCAGCGATTGCTGTAGATTGGAATACTGGAATACCAGCGATAGTAACACTACCATCAGTTGTAACAACTGTAGAACCTGGAAGGCTATAAGCAGCGTTAGTATTCTTAGTGTTCATGATATTAGCCCAATCACTTGGGTTAATCAAGATACCATTTGCAGAATAGTTAGTAGCAGAAACTTGTGCAATAGCTTGTACTAATTGCTCAACGTCTACAGTTGCAGCACCAGTTGGAGCAGAAGCATTTACAGTCAAACCAGTCAAGTTAGGAGCTGTACCATTACCATTTAATAACTGAGCATCTTCAGCTAATAAATATTTCTCTAACAAACGAGCTTGTAAGAAAGAAGTCATTGCAGGAACATCATCCAACATTTGACGAGAGATTCTTACGAAACCAGCGATGTACTGAGCAGGAGCATCAGTCATTGTGATATCGAAATCGATTTGAGATTTTGCAGAACCTTGAGTTTGAGGAGCTACATCACCTTCACCACCTGTTTCCTTAGGGAAAGTAAATAAACCTGTAGAGATTGTACCTACTGGTAACAAGCTTCTAACGTGTACTTTACGATTAGGAAGAGCATATACTTGTGGAGCATATTGTCTTGGGATGTCACCAGTTAAGTTAACTGCTTCAGTCATGTTACCTACTGCCTTAGTGTCTAAGATAAAGCCAGAACGCTTCTGCTCACCACGACCTAATTTTGCGATACTGTCAGCATTCTTTTCGATTGCTTCAGCAAGAGTTGCATTGAACCCTTTTACTTGATTTTCACTCATTGTCTTACGATTGTTTTTTGCCTCTAATTTGTCAGCAGCATCTTTTACTACAGCAACTTGAGATTTTAATTCTTCTAATTCTGATTTTAAGCTGTCTACCGCTACTGCGTTATCAGCTTTTAATGTTTCGATAGCACCGTTTACTTCGGTTTTAACGCCTTCGAAAGCACTTTTGATTTCTTCTACCATTAGTTAAAAATTTTAAATGATTGTAAATAATTGTTCATCTCGATTTGCATGGAAATCATCGGGTCTTCCTCTTCTACCAATGCTTCTACTTCAGGAGATACGAAATCTTCATCCATAGGTTTTTGCGGTTGTTCTTCAAGGTCGACTGACTCTTCATCTTCCATCTCAGCAAGATATTGTTGTAATTGTTTAAGTTTAAGTTCCAACAATTCAAATGTTTCATCAGTAAAGTGACCGTTTCTTAAAGACTTGATAGTTTTACCCATCTCATCTACAAGAACAGACTTTATTTGACTCTTCACTCCTACTGTTGGTGTATTTGCGTTTGCACCCCACAATACTGAACTACCCTCAAACAATTTAATTTCATTGATTTCGTTATAGCCTGACTTCGCTTGTGACTTGATAGTCTGAAATCCGATGCTATGTTCTGTGATATGACCTTCTTTATACAACTCATAAGTATCGTTACCTAATGTTGTATTAGGCATCTTTACTCTAGCCTTTAAACCAAATCCATCTTCCATCATCTCGAATGGTTTAGCGATTGGCTTTTCAGTTGAGTGGTTAAATAAATGCCAGATTCTATTCTTGGCATTAGGTCCGTTTTCTTTTAGGGTTTTAGTGAATGCACCTGGTACAATAACATCGCCATCGCTGTCGACATTACCAAACGCAGAATAGTAGACTGTGATAATTCTACCATTATCTTCCATGTCTACTGGAGCACCACTTACCGCTTTCTTGTTATAAAAGTTACTCATATTTTTTATTTAAGCTATATAAACTGTGCAGCATCTACAGTTGCAGTTATTTACTGCTAACCCTGCTGCATCATGTGCATATTGCATTTCTATTAGTCCATAGTCAGGAGTGTTTACTAGGAATGGTTGATTAACAGGGATTCTTACACCTTTGTTGTCAGGATTCGTTTGTCTATCTAAATCCCTGTGCCATAATCTTGGCTTACCACTCTTAGCTGGATATTCAGCAGCTATCCATTGTTTTAATACTGGAACACCTGCTAACCTAACCGCACCTATAGCACCTGTACTTAATGCCTGATGGCTTTCAGTCCTTGCTATAAGTAAACTCCTTGCGTTATTTATCTTCCCTTCTCTTAGAGTTTGTATTGCCAATGAATTAACTTCATTTTGTGACAATCCATTCTCACGACCAAACTTTATAACATTAGCGAATATACGAGCTATTTCGTTTTCAGTAGTATTCTCTATGCCTTGCATCTTTAGTCCGCTAATCGCAGTCCAATAAGATAACATAAATACTAACCACTCATCCAAAATGTTTAAAGGGTCAAGGTCAATCTCTTCCGCTTTCTTATTCGTTTCAAACATCTGTTGGTATCTCATAGCAGTATAACCGCCAGTTGATTCATACAAAGTTCGTAAAATATTATTAATCTTATCGCCAGTAAAAAATCCTGCACGATTATTAGCCGCTTGTTCTACCCCTAATGCCTCAACCATTTGAGCAGCTTTATC